ACCGGGATGAGGACCGCGCCGGTCCGGGTGAAGGTGAGATCCCCTCGGTCGGTGATCTGGCCATCGGCCACGGTGATCCGCATATGCCGTTCGCCGTCCAGCATATTGACCACCCAGGCCTTGCGCGGGGCCTCCTTCACGTTCAGGTGGATCTCCAGCGCACCAAGGGTATCGGTGACATTGTCGTCGCCGAACGCCGCCTTGGCCGACCGATCGTTGATCTCCAGGAACGAGAACGCCAACGTGACCTGAGACTCGGACTTGATCCGCCGGACGGTATCTCCGCCCCAGTCCTTGACATCGTTCCAGGTCTGGGCGTCCGCCATCGTGACGCCGTCCTCTGAGATGTAGCCGGAATCCTCGAACCCCGCGCCGACCGGCGTCGAGGCATCGGTTGGCAGGGCGGTTCCCTTGGGTGCGGACATGATGGCACCGGCCACCCGATCCGGGGAGCCGACATAGATCAGGCCGGCATCGAGTTCCCCTACTGGAGTTGTCATTGCATGACTCCCTTGGTTGAGACAACCTGCGCGGCACGGATTGCCACCAGGAACGATTGCGAATACCGGAAGAGATCGGTTCGCGTCGGATTGCTATAGGGACCGGAGAGTTCGCTCACCTGGTAGACCGGATGGCCACCCAGCGTGACCCCTCCCCAGAGGTCGTTGATCAATGCCCGCACCAGGTTCGCCACATGGGCGGCCGAGCCGTTGTCCCCGGAGACGGTGTCGATGGTGATCTGCGCCTGGTCGGTGACGAGATCCCGTCTCGCGCCACCGGTCCGGATGAGGACGATGTAGGAGGTTGGGCCGATCGGCGCCCGATCGCCGACCGGCCAGTCGACACCCAGAGGCGGAAGACGTTCCGCCAAGTAGTCGATCAGGAGTTGTTCGCTGTCGGGGTCGACGATCATGCGTTCCGCCCGGCATCGAGGGAGCGCGTCAGAACATGCTGCTCCGCCTCCGCCACTCTGGCCTCATGGCTGACCGTCTTCACGCGGCCATGGACGCGATCCTTGCCTACCCAAGTGGCCGAGTTGAAGTGCTCCGCAGCACGTCTCGGCGGGGCGCCCATCGCCGACTCGGCGGTATCCCGGATGTTGTCGGCGCGGGCCTGCACATCCTTGGTGATCCCCTCATCGGTCTGGAGGAACCGCTTGATCTCCTCCGAGTTCAGTTTGATCTCGACCTTTCCGAGCTTGAATCCACTCGGCTGCGCTCCGGCCCCGGCCACGAACCGACCGCGCGAATCACGATTCGGCGCCATCATCCCTCCCATGCCGCAAGTAGGAACTGGACGTGATCGAGGAACCCCGGACTCCAGGTCATCGCCTCTGAGACCGCCCGGAAGGACTCCCCGGGGTGATCCACCAGCCACACCCGGTCGAGTGCGCCTATGGCCACCCCAGCCGGTGTAAACAGGCGGATCCGCGCGCCGAGTTGATCCCGATGGGCCCGATCCTCGTCCCCGGCAATCGGCTGGACCGAGCAGCCGAGGACGGTCACGATCTCCGCCGGTTCCTGCGACCAGTCGGCGACCTCCGACCCATGGACGCTCATGGTCACCGGCCGAGCGATCTGGATCGACTGGTTCGCGATGCCGGCCGGCAGTTTTCCCGGTCCGATGGTCGAGAGCGTGCTCATGGCTTGCGCTCCAGCGCATAGGAGGCGATGAGCACGGCCTGAGGTTCCGTCAGACTGACCCCGGTTGCGCCACCGGCAGAGGATGCCGGCATCGAGATGCTCACGCCTCCGACCGCCTGAGCCGTGTAGCCGTAGGGGTTGGCAACATTCCTCGCGACGATCCCTAGGACCAGTTGACTCAGGTCGCCGACATCGGCCAGGTCGAACCCATGGCTGATCGTGGTGGTGATGCCGGCCAACTCGAGGGTCCAGCAGCCCGACCGCTTGCGCACCCGGCCGGTGAATGACCAGGTCAGGTCGACAAGGGGATCGGCCGTCCAGGACCAGTCCCCGGAAACCTCGACCAGGGACGTGATTCCGGTCAACTTCAGGGTCGGCAGGATGAGGGTCCGCCCGCCCTCACCATCGAGGACGAGATCCTGCACGATGTTCGGCGCGATATGCCAGCCACAGAACCGGCGGATGCCGGCCGATGCGGCGTTGAGTAGATCATCGATGTTGGCCGGTGCCGTCTGCCCGGTCATCGCCTCGTATTGCTCTCTGGTTGCGAGCGGCGGAAGAGGGGTAGGTCCGGACACCGTTAGCCTCACTTATTTTCGGGCGTGACCGCCTTGTTGCTGGGCCGAACGGCCTTGGCCCCACGAGCCTTGGCCTCCTCTGCCGAGAGGAGGAACGTCCGCCCGTCGATCTCGTATTCGCCCAGGTCGGAACTCGCGACAGTGGTTGCGCCGGCGCGGGTCTCATCGGTCGTGTGTGTTTCGATCGGCTCTTCCGGTTCGCGGATTACCTTGCGTGCCATGGTGTCTCCTTGGAGTCGGGCCGGCTGCCTCCGGGCATGGTCGGCAGCCGACCCGAGTATCTACTCGGCGGGATCGGTGAAGGTGAAGGTCTGCGGCCCGGACTTCAGGCCGGAATGCCAGACCCGGATCTCGGCCGTTCCGGCCTCCTCAACCTTCGTGGGATCGACGGTGATTCGCATCACCGAGGAACTGACCCAGGTCGAGGCAATGGCCTGACCTCCGAATGTGACGCGCGCCAACCCCTCCAGGTACCCGGTGCCCGGCAGATTGACCGTCAACGGCGCTGAGCCGGCCTCTGCGGTGGCAGGAACCGGCGCCCCGAGGATGGGCGAGGCGAGCGCGATCCCGCCGGTCTCGGCGAGATCCCCGGCGTCGAGCAGGAATGTGTAGAACAGATCCTGGTCGATCTCGACAACCGCCTCCGACAGGCCGGCCATATCAGGTCAGCGTGATCTTGACGAAGGCAGCCGGCACCCGGACGGCCAGCCCGAGACGCTCCTCTGCGCGGACGGTGACGATGTTGTTCTCGAAGTCGTCCACGTTGGAATTGGTCGAGGAGACGGTCACGCCGCCCTTCCGGTAGACGGTGCTGGCCTGCCGGAAATTGCCGACCAGGACGGTCTTGGCCGCAATGGCAGCCGTCACGACGGTCGGCAGGCCCCAGACCGATGGCTCGATCGGGACGCCCCCGCCATTGCCATAGGCACCCGTGAAGGGACCTCCGCCGTAGTACTGCTGGTTTCCATCCTTCATCAGGCGGAATACCTGGTAATCGTCCGGATGGATCACGACGCCATCGGCAGCCATGCCGGTAGCGGTCTGGACCTTTGTGGCCGCCCGGAAGATTGCGTCCAGATTGTCACCGGCACCCGTGCCGGCCTCGGTCTGGATCCCGGACCTCTGGAGGATGCCGCGCAGGTTCGGCGCGGTGCCGTCCCCGTTGAGGATCTGCGCCTCCTCGAAAATTGCCAGGTCGTAGAGCAGCCGAGAGTTGATCTCCGAGACCAGGAATGCCAGGTCATCGATCATCTCGTCGGAGAGCTTGATGAAACCGGCGATCTTGGAGATGCTCTCGGTAACGGTCGAGTACAGGTAGTGGAGCTGGGGCTTCTTCCCACCTTCCGCAACCGTGGTGAACCCGCCCTCGCGCGCACCCTCCACGAAATAGGTGATGCTCTGGCCCGAGAGCGTGCCGCTGCCACACAGATCCGCAACGACCGGCTGCCGCCGATAGCCTCGCGTGACCGAGGTGTCGATGGTGGTCAGGGCCGGACCATAGGGGCCATCACCGGTCAGTTGGGTATCCCCGGCAGCCTTCCATTCCGGGACCGCGATCGAGGCACCCGGCCGGTTCTTGAACGAGAGCAGTTGCGCGGCCGCATGCTTCACGAAGTGCTCGCCCAGGGTGGCGGACTTCTCCGATGGCTGGGCGTTGTGCTTGCCATCCGATCCGATGGACATCAGTTCGCGGAATACGGAGTCGGAAACGGCCGCCGCGCGCTCCTGATCATCGAGTGACTTGGCCCTGGCCACGTTCTCGTTGATCTGATTCAGTTCGGCGGTGGTGAGGGCGCGCCCATCACTCTTCGCCCGTTCGGCGATGGCGCGGGCCTCCTTGACGAGGCCATCACGCTGTTCCAGCAGGGTAGGCATTACCTAGATCCTTCCAATTCGATGATTGACAATCCGGCGAGAACCTCAGCCTCCGACAGGGTTTCGGGTTCCTTGGACGTGGCCCCGCTGGGCTCCTTGTCCGTGACCTTCGTTCCGGCGGATGACTTCTCGTCGTCGCTGCCTCCGGCAGCATCCAATACGGCAGCCAGTGCCTCGTCCGCCGACTTCAGAGCGGACCGGGCATCCTTGATTGTCTTCACATTTTTCTCGCTCAACACCCGGCCGGCCTTGCCGAGGATCCCACCGAAGTCATAGGCGATGCCTCGCGGTCCCTTCACCCCGATGAGTTCGGTGGCAGGATTCGCGCCGACCGGCGTGGGCCCGACCTCGTACAGGTCGAGATCGGTGAGTTCCATGACGTTATCGCCCTCCTGCATACCGCCGGCAGGGACGTTGAACGAGAACGAGAACTGGGTGACCCGACGCTGCCTCAGGAGGTTGTGAGTGGCAACCGCTTTCGCGTTGTCGAGGTCGAGTTGTGCCTTCACATAGAGGCCCTCGTCCGTCTCCTTGGCCTCCAGCACATGGCCGATATTGAAGTCGGGGTCGTCCAACCGATGCGACCAATAGACCGGAATCGGGTCGCCCGAGTCCTCCCACTCGGCCAGCGTTCGCGAGAACGCACCCGGCATAACCACTTCACCGTAGGAGTCCTTGACGCCGAACACGGATACCAGCGCCTCGAACTGGCCGGCCGCACCAGCCGAGGTCTCCTCGCCGGTATCCGGATCCTCAGACCCATCGTCCTTGCCCCGGAGTTTGATCCGGGCCGGAAAAGTCTTACTGCGCATGGCCCCTCCTAGGGCTAGTGATGGTTGGCGATGACGAGATCACACTTGCACCCGGAGGTTTCGTCCGGTCCCAGGTTGGCGTCCCCAGGCCAGTCGGCGCCGTTGCTGAACTTCGAGTCGATATCGACCGTCTCGTTGTTCATGCGCGGATGCCGGCTGTCCTTGGAATTGACCTTCCACGTCTTGGTGGCCTTGCCGCCGACCTGACGTTCGGATTGCTTGCCCGCCTCGCACATCGCGATACCGGCCATAACCGTTGTGAGACTGATCGACTGGAGATCCGCCCTGGACGACTTGGCCGTATCGAATACGTCGCGCGGTATCGGCGCACCCTCTTCGCCGGCGCGATTGAGGCAATCGGTAATTTGTTCCTTGGTCGTTTCGTTGATCTGCTCGGCGCGATACCGGATCACGTCGGTGAGGTAATCGATCACCGATTCCAT